CCCACAGTTTTCTCGCTTAGAGGATATAGCCCTAGCCTTAGATAAGGGGCAACTAGACAGGGCTGGGGTTGTAGGCGTTAATAAGGCATTCAAGCAAGGCGAAAGAAAAGCGGTACGATTAGACATACCAGCTTATACTCGTTCTAATACTTGGGTGGTTTCAGTTCATAATGGGGTTAAAGGCGGCAAAGCAGAAGGTTATGCCCAAACGGCTCACTTAAAGGCGGGTGAAAGCGGCGTTATAACTTTTGATACCTCTCCTAAAACCGCTCTAGACATTGCCGCTGAAACTGAACGCACCAACAAGAAAACTGGGGAAGTTAGAAAAACCGCTAAATCTACTTTTGCTAGGATATTTGGCGAGTGGAATGAACATGTTCCCGAAGATCTATATGCTAGAGCTAGGCAGATTTTAGAGAGCAATGATCCCGAATGGATGCAGGTAGGGATGAATCCTTATAGGGCTTCGTACTTCTACGACAAAGTAGATAATATGCCCATAACAGAGGCCCAAGAAGTAATTCAAATTGGGCCGTTAGTATTAGTCAAGGGAGCTAAAAAGGTTTCCCCTGATGACCCCATTTTTAAAATTAATAAAGACCCTGATGATCCACGAACCATGAGTACAGGCGGCTTCATTACTAAGTCCTTAGACTCACAAATGAATGCATTATTTTAAACATTTATTACTTTTTTTAATTATAAATTTAGGAATACCAGAGATGTCAGATGGCATGATGCGCCCCCTACCGCGACCCCCAGAACCTGTCACCGAACTTCCCTACGAAGATCTAGAGAAAATAGAGCGGGTGGTATGGGCAGAAGCTAACACAGAAGGCGTTGAAGGACGTAATGCCGTGCGGGGTGTTATTTTCAATAGGCTGGCATCTGAACGCTTTGGTGACGATATAGACTCCGTATTAGTAGCGGGCCAATTTGAGCCTTTAGATACTTACGGAGACATTAAATCTATACCCGTACCAGAAGATCAGCTTAGTCGCGGTATGGAAGAGATAACCGACTACATCCAGCTTGGGTCAGATGCATCTAGCGGAAGTACCTTCTTTCAGAATGTAAACAAAACAAAAGCTAGAGGGACTGATTACGGCGGCTCTAATGCCAAAGTTATAGGAAACCATACTTTCTATGATGGCTACGAAGGACAAGAGCCGGTCACCGACATCAGAGGATCTCACAACATAAAGGTGGTGGGTATGGCTAAAGGCGGCTTCTTAAATAAAGCAGACGCCATGAAAGGCCGTTCTAAAGAAGATGAAGAGATTGCCGAAGAGAAAGAGCAAGTAGATGTCTCTAAAGCAGATACCAACGGTGATGGTTTCGCTTCGCTAGGCGAGAGAGAAATCCAACTAGCATTACAGAAAAATGAATTAATAGATGAGGAGCAGATGCCTATGAAAGCGTATCATGGTGGAATGGCTTGCGGCTGCGGTGGTGAGTGTGACGGTTCATGTGGAGTAACTGGATATGATGAGGTTTCTGGAAACCCCATTCCTATTGGGTCCACTGCCGAAAATGTACGGGATGACATAGACGCTAAACTAAGCACAGACGAATATGTCCTACCTGCAAATGTAGTTAAATGGCATGGGCTAAAACATATAATGGATATGCAAGCGGAAGCTGAGATGGGCTTAATGGCTATGCATATGGATGGATTAATTCAACATGGGCAAGAGGAACCCAATGGCGAGGGATCTGAGAACTCCGAAGTATCGGATGAAAGTGATCCCCAACAAGAAGAAGCCGAAGCGAAAGCCGAAGCATCCGAAGATGTCGCATCAGAAGAGATGGACATAGAGATCGCCGCCGTAGAGGTGGATGATCATTTAGATGACGATGAGGAAACTGAGAAAGTTTCACCAAAGTCTAAACCCCTACCAGCGATATCGAAAAAACAGAAATTCGTATTTGCTATTTGATATGGATACCCGACTTGTCGGACCCAGAAAGTTATAAATGGAAAAGAAACAGAAGTACTCACGCGCACCAGAAGCTGACAATGAATTATCATACAGCGAAGAGTTGGCGGCTCAACAGCAACCAGTGGAACAATTAGATGCTGAAGAAGAATCTTATAAAAAACGCTATCAAGACATTCAGCGCCACATTCAAACGGTGCGTGATCAGTCTGCACAGCAAGTTGCAGAAGTGCAAAAGCAGCTTGATGAAGCTACTAAGAAGCAAATTAGGTTTCCCAAAACTGATGCAGAAGTTGACGCATGGTCTAAACGCTACCCTGATGTTGCCAAAATCGTTGATACAATTGCTCGTAAACGGGCCAACGAAGTTCTGGCAGAAGGCGAAGAGCGTCTTAAAAAAGTAGAGAACTTTGAGAAGAGCCTTCACAAGCAATCGGCTGAACAACAGCTTATGCAGAAGCATCCCGACTTTTCCAAAATACGTCAGGACAAACGCTTCCACGACTGGGTAGCTCTACAGCATCCTTCCATTCAAGATAGCGTCTACAAGAACAATACAGACGCTGCATGGGCTTCTAGTACCATCGACTTGTTTAAGGCACAGACAGGATACCGTAGCAGCGATAAGGGTGCGGCCCAGAGTGTCGGAAAGACTAGTTCCTCATCACCTACCCCTAAATCAAAAGCTACCTTCTCTGAGAGCATGATACAGGGCATGAGTGATGCACAGTATGAGGCTAATGCCGAAGCCATCGATGCTGCTATTCAATCAGGTAAGTTTGAATACGACATATCAGGCGCTGCAAGATAATTTAAACATTAATTGTTATATCCGACTTTTAGCTATTGACGGATATAACAATCACTAGTAAGCTAACGCTGTTCCCATGAGGGGGCAGATATAGTAATTAACTATTGTATTACATAACACTCTATGTTATAATGATCGTATTGATTAACTTAGACAGAGGACACTTCTCATTAAGAAGTATACCCGAAAGTCTATAACCCCCCCAGATAAATCCCGACTAAGTCTACCAGTGCCAAGAGAACCACTTATTTAGTGACACCCTCTATTGGAACTGACACTTGAGTTCAACTTATCTGATTTAGCTACCTCCAACTACAGACACTCTACTGAGTGTTAATATTTTAAGTAGTCGAGGTGTATTTAAAGCCATTTCATTTAGGAGTACACAATGGCATTTCCAAAGGCATCAGGTTATACTAACCTCAATCAAGGCGCGTTCAGCCCAGTAATTTATAGCAAAAAAGTACAGATGGCTCTGAGGAAGAGCAGCGTCATCGATGCAGTAACCAACACAGATTATTCGGGGGAGCTGGCAAATTTTGGCGACTCTGTTAAAATTATTAAAGAGCCAGATATCACTATCACTGCGTATGAGCGTGGAACACAATTGGCAACTCAAGATCTCGTAGACAACGATTTTACTATGGTTGTTGATCAAGCCAATTACTTCCAATTCGCTGTCGATGACATCGAGGAGCAGCACCAACACGTTTCGTTCCAAAGTCTTGCGTCTGACCGCGCTGGCTACAAACTGCGCGATTCATATGACGCAGAAGTACTTGGATACATGTCTGGTTGGAAGACACCTTCCGCATGGGCGCGTAACACCACAACCAATGGTACTAAAGCAGATGCCGCTGCAGGTTCTGACGAATTGCTCGCAGCCAACAAATTGGATATCACTGACTTTGGTGGTTCTGATCTTGGTGGTACTGGCGAAGTAACATCTATTCCAATCGCCGCTGGCGGTGGAGCAGGTGGTATCACTTCACCTTTGGCTATCCTAAACCGCATTGCGCGTCAGATGGATCAGGCAAATGTAGATACAGACTCAAGATGGGTCGTAATCGACAGCGTTTTTGCCGAGCAATTGATGGACGAAGATTCAAAATTAATTAATTCTGATTTTGGCGGTGGAGATGAGCTTCGTAATGGGCGTCTGCCCGGAACTCTTCGTGGATTCCAAATCTACAAGTCCAATAACCTGCCCTATCTAGGTACTGGTGCTGGTACAGCCGCTTCGGCTGGCTCTGAAACAAATTTCGGAGTGTTAGTTGCAGGTCACGCATCTGCAGTAGCTACAGCGGAGCAAATCTCTAAGACAGAGACTTTCCGTTCACCTACAACATTCGCGGATATCGTCCGGGGCATGCAGTTATATGGGCGCAAGGTACTCCGCCCAGAGTCTTTGTTCACTGCTAACTACAACTTAGCATAACACTTACTAAATACAGGGGGCTGGCACAAGCTGGCCCTCTAACTCTTTTTAGGACTGTTGCATAATGGCCTCTAATTACATCACGCTCTGCAATCAAGTACTGCGCCGCTTAAATGAGGTGGAGATACCAGAGGCTGATTTTCCTAATACAAGAGGTGTACAGTCTTTAGTAAAAGACGCAGTAAAGGCGGCTGTAGCCAAGATTAATCAGGCTGAGTTTGAATGGCCTTTCAATGCTGCAGAATTTACCCAGACACTGACTGTAGGTCAGACAGAATATGCATGGCCTAACGCATTTAAAATTGTAGATTGGAATAGCTTCCAGCTACAGAAGAACGACAGTCTAGGCGTAGGTTATAAGTCTCTAGGTTATATGGATAGGGATGAGTGGTATGCTTCCCACAGAGATGCCGACTACACGGCTGGATCTAGTGGTAGAGATATACCAGCTAAAGTATTTCCCTCGCATGGCAATGGCTTTGGAGTTACACCTTCTCCCAACAAAGCCTACTCTGTAAAATTTCGTTACTACTTGAATTACACAGACCTGACTTTGTTCAGCGATGTAACCCGCATCCCCCAAAGCTTCGACACCGTAATTGTAGATGGTGCGCTTTATCATATGTATATGTTCTCAGATAATATGGAAGCTGCAGCTACTGCGTTAGGAACTTTCCAATCTGGCCTCAAAGACCTTCAAACCCTGTTCATCAATAACTTTGAAAGCATCAGGGATACAAGGGTGGCCTTTTAATGGCAGATTCTATTGAGTCGTATAAACTTGTATGCTCTGGCGGTCTAAATTCTAATGAGAACCACCTAGACCTATCCGACAATAAGTCAGGTGCAGCTACTCGTTTAGTTAATTTTGAGCCAAGCCTCTATGGGGGCTATCGTCGGCTAGAAGGGTACAACCACTTTGGCGATATAGACGCTACTGTTGGCGGCTCTGCGACTGAAGGCAAAGTCCTTGGCCTAGCAATTTATGATAACTCCCATATAGGCAATCCATACGTTATTGCTGCTAGAAAAGTAGCTGGCTCTAACGCATACAAATTCTACAAGTTTATTGCTCTCAGCGGCTGGCAAGAGATTACTAGCGCCCCTGCAAGGTCTATGACGATTGGCAGTCGTTCAGTAGAGAAGTTACGCCATGTACAGTTTGATTGGGGCAGCGGCTCTACTATCTGCTTTGTAGATGGGGTAAACCCAGCGGTAATATTTGATGGCGCAAACTGGTACGAATTACTGCAAGCCAATACAGGTGGCACTAGTTCTCCGGGCGGGGATCAGCTAGTAGACGCACCATCTATCGTAGGCGAATATCAAAAGCACCTCTGGGTTGGCGGCGATAAAACTTCAAGGGCTACTCTCAGACATTCAGCCGCTAATGATCCTTACACTTGGACAAATGGTGCGGGCGGCGGCTTAGTAAATCCAGCATTCAACGTAGTTCAAATAAAACCCTTTCGTGATAATTTATTTGTATTCGGAAGTAACGGCATAAAAAAAATAGTCACCTCTAGGACTAATGCTAATCCACCAGCAACAGTTTTTACTGAAGAGAATGTAACTAATAACGTAGGCTGTATAGCCAGAGACAGTGTAGTTGAGATTGCTGGCGACTTATTATTCTTAGCACCTGATGGATTTAGACCTGTAAGCTCGACTTCCAAAATTGGTGACGTAGAACTGGAAACGGTTAGCAAACCTATTCAAGTGTCTCTGGTTAATCTTATTAAAAATAATGACATGGATACTCTAAACTCCGTAGTCATTAGAGGTAAGTCGCAGGTACGTTTCTTTGTAGGTGACGATACTACTGATCAGATAGACAGTACTGGCATCATAGGTGGCTTATATGATCAAGCGGGTAGCATTAGTTGGTCCTTTGGAGAGCTAACAGGGATCAGGGCTTCTGTCACAGAGTCAGGGTACATGGGTACGGAAGAGCTTGTCCTACATGGAGATTATGATGGGAAAGTTTACCAGCAAGAAAAAGGTAACAACTTCGCTGGTAATAACATTATTGCCGTGTACAGCACCCCGTACCTAGATTTCGGAGATACTGAAGTCCGTAAGACTATTCGCAAAGTAAATACGTTTGTACGCGCAGAAGGTCCGACAGAGTTTTACCTTAACGTAGATTACGATTGGGGCGACTATAATACTAGTAGGCCGTCTGAATATTTAGAATCATCAGATGGTGGCCCTGTCGTATATAACGGATTAAATTTAGACTACGGAGATGCCAACGTCCTGTATGGCGGCAACTCAAAGCCGATCCTTACATCAGATATTCAAGGATCAGGTTTCTCAACAAGAGCTACCTTTGTGACGATAGGGCAGTCTGAGCCTTATTCGATCCAAGGGATAGTATTTGAATTTTCGGTTTCGGGGAGAAGATAGACTATGGCAGGTTACACACGCCAATCCGTTAGTCAAATTCAGAATGGTGCGGATATTACGGCTCCACCCCTTAATGCTGAATTTAACCAACTACTAGCAGCCTTCAATGCCGCAAGCGGTCATGGACATACAGGTGCTACTGGCGATGCGCCACCTATCCCTCTAGCAACTTCTCTTTCTGGATACTTACCTGCAGTACACGGCGGTACAGGCGGTAGAAATAATAACTCTGCTTCTAGCAACCCAACAGTGACAGATGACAGCGGGTCAGGTTATGCAGTAGGCTCTGTATGGCTCAATACAGCTAACGACAGAATATTTATCTGTGTAAATAATACTACCAATGCAGCTTTATGGAATGAAGTTGTAGCCAGTGACGGCTTAAAGTTTCATCCAGAAACAACTAATACTGTTGATATTGGTACATCGTCTAACCGCTATAAGAATATGTACCTCTCAGGTACAGCTACTATTCCTACAGTAACTTCAACTACAATAAACTCAGGCACTATAACGACTACTGGCATGGGTACATTCCCTACAGTAAATGTAGACGGCGGTACGGTAGACGGTACAGTTATTGGTGGTAATTCACCTAGCGCAATCACTGGTACTCAGATCACAGCTAACAGTGGATTTGTAGGCGGGGTCACTGGTGATTTAGTTGGTAATGTTACATCTACTGGAACTTCTGGCTTCAATAACATTACTGCCAGCGGAACCATCCAAGGTGCTGTAACTGGTGACATAAGCGGTAACGTCACCTCGACAGGTACATCTGCATTTAACAATGTGACCATAGCAGGTACATTGAATATGGATGGCTCTACGACTGCTACTATTACTAATCTTTCTGCCCCAACAAACGCCAACGATGCAGCACGAAAAGTAGACGTAGATAATGCGGTAGCTAATCTAGTAGATAGTTCACCCGCCGCCTTAGACACTCTCAACGAGCTTGCTGCAGCCATTGGTGATGATTCTAACTTCTCTACCACCATGACCAATGCTCTTGCGGGTAAAGTGGCTGATACGGGAGATACGATGACAGGTGACCTGATTATGTCAGGCGGCGTTACTGTCACAGGTCTACCATTGCCAACAGCTAATAGTGAGGCTTCAAGCAAACAGTATACTGACCAGCAAGATGCTCTACAGGTTACCAAATCTGGCGATACGATGTCAGGTTCTTTGGCTATGGGTGGCAATAAGATTACGGGTCTTGGAACGCCCAGCGCTAATACGGATGCCAGCACTAAAGGCTACACAGACGGGATACTAGGCTCTGCTACAGCGGCTTCTGCAAGTGCTGCGGCTGCGGCTACCTCTGAGGCTAATGCAGCTACTTCAGAGGCTAATGCAGCGCAATCGGCGGTTTCGGCTGCTACCGCCATCACAGCCTCACAGCACTTCTTAGACACATATTTTGTATCAGCGAGCGCCCCCTCTGGGTCTAATTTAAGCACAGGAGATCTGTGGTTTGATACAGCCAATAACTTGATGAAAGTTTACGGTGCTAGTGGATTTCAAAACGCAGGTAGTTCTGTAAATGGTACGGCAGAACGTAAAGATTACACAGCATCAGCCAACCAAACTTCATTTGCCGCTACATATGATCCCAACTTTTGTGACGTATACTTAAACGGCGTAAAACTAGCACCTTCCGATTTCACGGCAACCAATGGTTCAAGCGTAGTATTGGCCTCTGGTGCGGCGGCGGGGGATGCGGTTTCTATAGTTTCTTACGGAACTTTTTTATTGGCAGACCATTACAACAAATCAACAGTCGATGCTTTGATCGACGATGTAGAAACATTAGCATTGGCAGGATTATAACATGGCTATAAATACTACTACTCTAGAGGCAAACCTCACAACTAAAATTAACGCAACCAGCGGAAGTACAGACGGCAAGGAGTTCTTGCTTCTTGGTAAGGCTGTCGAGGCACTAACCATTCCAGTATCCGTTTCCGACATGACAACGGAAGGTACTACTCAGGTAGGTTTGGTTAATACAGCGGGTGCTACTCAGGTAGCGGCTGTAAATGCGGCTGGGTCTACTTTTGCTCTTAAATCTCAAAACCTTGGAGATATTCCTGATCCAAACACAGCCTTGTCCAATTTAGGTTTTGCAACTCAGTTTAACTCACCATCTAATAACCAAGTTATTATGTGGAATAATGCTATTTCTAAATGGGTTAACGGAGATAATATTAGTCCAGTTAACACGGCGGCAACAAACCCGCCCTTTACCAATGCAACTGCTTACGTCCTTGGTGATCTTTGGGTAAACTCGTCTACGGCTGAAATATTTGTTTGTACAGGCGTTGATGCAACTGTCTCTCCCGTCGAACATATATGGGTTGGAACAGAAGGCACTACCATTGGTATTGCTCAAGGCGAATTTTTGTTCGTAAATGAAAATTACCAAGGCTATTATGATGCTAGCTATAGCCTATTTACTACTACATTTACCGTACCTGCTGGCGTGACTTCTATGTCGGCTGTTTGTGTGGGCGGCGGCGGTGGGGGTCATAGTACATGGGCAAATCCAGCGGGCGGCGGTGGTGCGTTGGCTTGGGCTAATAACATTACAGTGACTCCGGGTGAAGTGATCACAGTGGAAGTTGGTAATGGTGGCGGTATTGGTAACCACGGAGGAGATACAAAACTAAAAAGGGCAAACAACACACTTATATTTGGAGCAGCAGGCGGTAAGCATGGCGCAACTACTGTAAACGATATTGCGGCACCGATTTCTGGCTCTTCAACTCCGGGTAATAATGCTACTGGTAGAGGCGGTCTGTGTTCGAGTAATGGATACGGTGGAGGAGGCGGGGCAGGCGGATACTCAGGACATGGAGGGAACGGCTCGTACACTACGTCTGCTATCAGTAACGCTAACACTAACAGCACATTTAATAATAGCGCCAACGGTTCTGGAGGTGCTGCCAGTGGTGGAATTGGATATGGATCAAGCACTTACGGCCACGGAGGTGGAGGTGGAGTTGGATTGTATGGAGAAGGGGAAAGTGGTTCTGTAGCTGACTTATCTCAAGTATCTAATTCTTTTCAACAAGACATGCGACATGCTGGACGCCCCGGTTCTGGCGGTGAAGCTGGGGTAAACAATCACAACCAATCGGCTACTGTTCAAGGGGCAAATACTAATCTATCTGAAGGATATGGGTACTTTGGTAATTGGAATAATACCACAAAATCTTTTCCTAGTATGTCTGAAGATGGCACAGTGAAATCTACAGCAGATGCAACTACCGCCACTGCAAGAGGCGGACATTTCGGGGGCGGTGGTGCTGGTTCTGGCACAAGCGCCAGTGCTTATTCTGGGGGATTCACTGGCGGCATGGGCGGCGCTCGTGTGCTTTGGGGATCTGGACGATCCTTTCCTTCTACGAAGGTAATGAAAATGACCAATTTCAATCCAGATGGTACAACTTATTAAGGAATTAAGTTATGACAACTTCTACTCAAATAGCAGAAGACGCTGTACGGGGTTTTAGAACCGCCATACTCGCATCAACTGACTGGGCGGTTCTGCCCGACACGGCGCTTACTGACGCAATTAAAACTAAGTATGAAGGCTACCGCCAGTACTTGCGAGATTTACCATCAAATATGAGCGAGGATGAAGTTAATTCGTTTAATGAAAGCGACATCCTTGATTTTGATGCTTGGGTCACGGCGCAGGGGTAATTTTCAGTAAGGAATCTAGCTAATGTCTAAGGCAAGAGAACTAGCCGACTTTATAAGTACTGGTGAGGGTGTAGGCATCCTTGCTGATGGTGCAATAGCATATTCAGAAGTCACAGGTACGCCTACCTTAGCGGCTGTTGCTACTTCTGGCGCTTATGCGGATGTAACAGGTACGCCTACCCTTCCAACTGATTTTGTAAGTGCTGCATCTGGTGGTACGTTTGGGGGTAATATAGTTGCACCTCGTTTGGTGGATTCTGGTAACTCAAGTTATCATGTTGATCCGTTTGGTACATCTGTCATGGCTTATGCTTACCTGCAACAGTCGTATGCTCTAAATCTTGTGCTATCAGGAACCACCCCAACAGTTACGGCGGGTACACATAGTAGTGCAAGCCTAACGACTTCAGGTAATACAACATTTACCTTTAGCGTAACTGGGGCAAGCACAGGTTACTTACTTGGTTTTGTTTTACGATTAACATCAGGCGGTAGTCACACGATTACATGGCCTAGCTCAGTAGATTGGGCTGGGGGTTCTGCCCCTGATGCACCAGCGTCTGGAGAGACTGACATCCTAGTTTTTACAACTATGGATCAAGGGTCTAATTGGTATGGCGCAAGAGCCATCGACGCTGCCGCCTAATAAAAAGGTATACGATGTCAAATAGAAATGTATTTCAGGCTCTACAAAGCGCTGGTGGTGCGGGCGGTGCTGGCCTTGATGTGAATGAGGTGTTCTCAACGTATTTGTACACTGGCACAGGCTCTGCACAAACGATTACCAACGGGCTTGACCTTGATGGCGAAGGTGGTTTGGTTTGGATTAAAGATAGAAGCAGTAGTACTAACCATAGTCTTGTTGATAGTGAGCGTGGTGTTGATTATTGGTTAAGGGCTAACACTACTGATGCTCAAATTAGCTTTAGTGGTAACAGTCTTTCACCTATGTCCTTTAACAGCAATGGTTTCACGACATCTGATTACGGGGAACAGGGTTATAGCGGGAATGACTTCGCCTCATGGTCATTTTTAAAGTCTAAACGCTTTTTTGATATTCAAACTTGGACGGGGGATGGAACAAATAATAGAAAAATACCTCACAATCTAGGCAGCGTACCCGGCTGCTACTTCGTGAAGCAGGTTAATGATGGCCGTGGCTGGAGCGCCTATCACAGAGGCGTAAACGGCGGCACAAACCCTGAGCAGTATGTTATGAATCCCGCCGACACAGACGCACAGAATGACGTAGACTATTGGAATGATACAGCGCCGACATCTACTGAGTTTACTATAAACAACTATGCCCCAATAAACGAATCTGGCGGCACATACGTTGCCTATTTGTGGGCGCACAATGACGGTGGTGACGGTGAGTTCGGCCAAGATTCTAGCCAAGATATTATCAAGTGCGGGAGTTATACTGGTAATGGCTCTGCTACTGGGCCAAGTGTCAATCTTGGGTTTGAACCTCAGTGGCTTTTAATCCGTAACGTAGATAGAGTAGATGATTGGGTTCTTATAGACGCCATGCGGGGGATACCCTCATCTAGTGATGGCCCTGCTGTGTTAAGACCGGAAACTAACGCCCCAGAGAAACCGTCAGGGTCTGGTTTTTCACAGGCATCTAGGGTTGACCTAACGGCTACGGGGTTTGATGTAAAAAGCAGCAACTCAAGAGTAAACGGTTCTAGCCAAAACATGATCTACATCGCCATACGCCGTGGCCCACTTGCGCCGCCTGAGAGTGCGACTGATGTGTTTGATGTGAACCTAACAACAAGCAATCAGTTTGTCACAACAGGTTTCCCTGTCGACTTACAGATTGGTCAATACACTGGCGGTGGCGAAAACTATATTGTTGACCGCATGCGTGGCATGTCTACGTCTACAACAGGCAGCATGAAGTATATGCTTACTCGTTCTACAGGTGCTGAAGCAAGTAACACTGGTTCACTAGGCTTTAACGGATTTGTTCAAAATGGTTTCTCACATACTTTAGGTAACTTTGAACAAGCTCTTTGGTCTTGGAAGCGTGCGCCTAACTACATGGACTGCGTTGCTTACGTTGGCAACTCAACCGCAGGTAGAACCGTGGAGCATGGGCTGACGGTGCCGCCTGAGATGATGTGGGTGAAGCAACGCCCGTATTCATCGGCTTGGGCGGTATATCACAAAGACATCGGCGCAGCGAATAAGTTAATACTAAATAGTTCCTCTGGAACTGTCAGTGCAACATCGGCTTGGAATAGCACCGCCCCAACCTCATCCGTATTTACTTTAGGCTCATTGAATGATGTAAACGAAAGCCCTTTAGACCACATAGCAATTTTATTCGCCTCACTAGATGGCATATCCAAGGTGGGAAGTTTTACCCATACTTCAGGCTCAGATACTAACGTAGACTGTGGCTTTAGCTCAGGCGCTAGGTTTGTTTTAGTTAAAAGAACAGACGGAAGTAGTGATTTTATGGTTTGGGATACAGAGAGAGGAATTGTGTCAGGCAATGACCCATTCTTAAAGCTTAACAACAGCCAAGCTGAGCGCACAAACACGGATTACATTGACCCGCTTGCGTCAGGCTTCACGATTACTAGCAACTTAATTTCGGGTAATTATATCTTTTACGCAATAGCGTAATCAACTGACAACGGAGACTTTCAATCATGTCAGAATATCGCAGCCGCACAACAGGCGAAGTAAAATCACAAGGGCAGTGGCGAGCCGCTAACCCGAATATGTCTTTGCCGAGGGTCTGGACAACTGAAACGCTAGATGGCCTTAACTTAGACCCAGTGCTGCGAAGCCCAGCGGCTACCACAGGCGCATATCAAAGCTCAGTTCGTGATGGCGTTGAGCAGGATGCCAATGGCAACTGGGTAGAAAAGTATGTCGCTAGAGATATGTTCGCTGACACTACAGAGGATGGGGTTACGACAACCAAAGCAGAACACGAAGCGGCATATCAGGCAGCACTTGATGCAGCAGAAGCAGAAAGCAATCGCACCAAGCGTGATGGCTTGCTGGCTGAAACAGATTACTTTGCGCTGACTGACGTTACGATGGATGCGCAGATGGCAGCTTACCGTCAGGTTCTGCGAGATATCACAGCCCTTTCTAACTGGCCTACTCTTGAAGACGCTGACTGGCCTACCAAACCTAATTAAAACTTATCGGAGAACACTATGGCTTTAACAGAAGAAGAGCTAACATCTCAAAAACTCGCTAATAATACTTTGTCTATTGGCACACCCGCTACCAGTGGCCTTGTATCTCCTGTATACCAAACTGAATTAGTAGATGGAGTTGAGACTGCTACTGATACGGTATCTGGCTATACCATTAAATCCCCTAAATCTACTATAACTACAGCGGGAAATCAGACTGCTACCTTTAATGATGACGGCGAGTTAGTGGTAACGGCTGGTGACCCTGTAGTTACTGAGGTAGGTGGCGGCAATGTAGATGTATATGATACAATCTACGACAATACCGCTGCACTTTTGGGCAATACAAATACTATCCAAGAATCTCTGAAGACGGGGTTTGCTAATATACCTCAGACTACTGTCGTGAGTCAGAATGTAGATACTAGCGATTTAGCAAAGTCAGCTAATTTATCCGCCTTGCAAGGTGATACTACCGAAGGCTTTGCCGCTATGGATAAAGGCTTTTCTGCTAACCGAAATGCCCTTGGTAATGTTAATTCCGACGGCTCACTGACAACGGCTGGATCAATTACAGATCAGCTAAAAACTGGGTTTGGTGGTGTAGATCAAACGCTTGTAGGTACAACTGGTACTGGCGGCATCAAAGGTCAGATTTCTAACGTAGACGCTGATCTTTCGGCACTAGGAACTGCAGACGATGTATCTGGAGTAAATAGACGTTTCAACACGCTAGACACCAGCGTCGGCAATGTTCAGACAGACGTTAATACGGCTAACACTAACATCAACTCTCTGAGTAATACGGTAGACACTGGCTTTGCAGACGCAGTAACTCAGCTTAATGCAATGCAGTCTGCAGTCATTGGTGAGACAGATAAGTTAGCCGCCACTGCCAATGCAATTAAAGCTGATCAAGCTACTCAGTATGGTGATCTGTCCAGCAAGCAGGGTACTATCATCAGCGATGTAGGTTCAGTGCAAGAAGGTATGGACACCCTTCGTACAGACACGCAGAAGTATCAAACTCTAGCAGACCAAGGCCGCGCAGAATTAGCTAAAACGGTTACTGGTGGATTTGATATGGTCAAGGCTGGTCAGCAACAGGCAGCTAATAATGCGTCTAGTGTTATAAGTGCAGTACAGAACCCAGCGGCAGCAAATACTAACGCTGGTCAGTACGCTGCAGTGGCAGGGCAGATAACAAATGATGGCCTACCAGCGGTTGATCAATTAAGCCAAGTAGACTTCCTGAATCGGCTAAATACTGTTAAAAATATATTGAATACTCAAGGGGATAGCCTAGACGCGGAGACTAGATCACAGTATAGTCAACTTGCTAATGGGTTTGATCAAGGCGGTACATTAGTCGCTTCCTCGCAAGATCGTAATGGTAATGCAGTACGTCGAGGATTGAACCAGCAAGGTCAATTAATTACAAATACTTATTCAGCAAATGGCGCACTAGCCGCACAATCTATTACAGACGTAAATAAATTATTAAGTGCAATTCAACCTCAACAGTATGGTGACCTTTCCCAAAGTGGGTCAGGGCTAATGTCTAGCTCGTCTCCTGTGGATTTAACCGTACCTTATATGTAAATATTTAAGGAGCATTTATGCACCCTGACAGAATTTCAGAAGACGGTATTAATTTAGTTAAAAAATTTGAAGGATTACACAAAGTACAGCCGAATGGCATGGTCAGCGCATATCGCTGCAGCGCAGGGCGTTATACTTGTGGATACGGGGCCACTCGCGGAGTACGCTCTGGAACTAAGTGGACTAAAGAATACTGCGAATTACGGTTAATTGAAGACCTCAATGATCATGCAAAGGCTATTAAGAAGTACGTCCAAGTACCTCTTTCACAAGGACAATATGACAGTCTAGTGTCGTTTATATTCAATTTAGGCGAAGGTGCGTTCCGTAGCTCAACTTTGCTGAAGAAATTGAACAAGGGTCTGTACGACGAAGTTCCAGAACAAATTATGCGCTGGAATAAGTGTCGCATCGACGGCAAGCTAACTCCACTCAAGGGGCTTACAAGACGCCGTGCTGCAGAGGCTGCTATTTTCAGCCGTGATGCATTGCTTCCCTCTGATGAAGGTGGCCCAGACATGCCTCAGAAGGTGACTGCAGAAGCGCCTAAAAGCCTGATGAAGTCTAAGACTATGGCTGGTGCAGGGATTGCTGGTGCAGCTACTGGCTTGAATGAGATAGCTGGTCAGATGCAGGGTCTACTTCCCTACGCAGATAGCTTGAAGACTATATTCCTAATCTGTGCAATCGGCGGCATAGCTCTAGCTGCCTACGCTAGATACAAAGACAACAAAGAAGGCATCCACTAGTGTTCCTCTTTGGCAAGATCAAGACCTACATTATAGGCGCTTTAGCTCTGGCTCTACCCATAATTTATGCAATGGGTAAGGTCATGGGCGCAGCTAAAGAGAAGAATAAAATTATTAAAGACGAACTACAAGCGTCTGAAAAAGCAAATGATTTTTATAAGGCAATGGCTGAAGATGAAGAAGATGCTATTACTGATCGCCCTAGTCTCATTAAGCGGCTGCGCGGAAACGGTTTATAGAACCCAACTGGAAATATACTGCCCCTCAATCAAGCAGTATTCCGAAGATTTTAATAATAAATTAGCAGATGAGTTGGAGAGCCTTCCTTCTGACAGTCGGGCAATCGAAGAAGCTATGAGTAATTACATTTATCTGCGTGATCGTATTCGTAGATGCGAAGAAGAAAAGGATAAAGTCTGATGGCAAATAAATATAACACTTATAAAGAAGCCATAGACGCAGAGGGCGTAGGGGCCATCGTAGAAATAGGCGGTGATCTAGTTGTCGCTGAAACCGCAGACAATTATCAAGGAAATAACGTATGGGGAGATACTACCACTAATACTACCACTAATACTGCCAATACTACTGCCAATACTACTGCCAATACTACTGTCAATGTCTCTAGCGCTACTGATAAGACCTCTGGCTCTTCCGAAACAGTATATGCTTCTCTGTCTGCAGCGAATGCGGCCGGTATGCATGGAAAGGCCGTAAAACTTGAAGGTAAGCCGGGTACTTATTTAGTAAGTTTTGCAGAAAACGATGCCGATATGAAGGCTATAAGTGATGCCTTTAATAATAATAGCGACGATAAATCTGGTGATACTGTAGCCGGTACTGGTGACGATACTACGTCTACAAATACTTGGTGGGAAGACGTAGGTAACTTTTGGCGGGATGACGATGGAGCCGAATATGTAAACGGAGTTCTGGTATATGACGGAACCATGTTTGGAAAAGAGAAAGGTGAAATTGTAGAAAAGGCCAACGGTGGCTGGGGAGATGACGGTAAGGGCGGCTACCTCTACAGCGGATGGGCAAATTCAACCTCTAATGACGCCGATTATGCTAAAGGTGAGTATAAAGAAAGATACACTTGGCAAAATGGGATTAAAACACTCATAACACCTATTGCTATGTTACCTAACTTAGTAGGCGGCATATTTGAGTGGGCGCTGGACCTAGACCCTGCGACTCAAGGGCAAGCTGATGGTAGTATGCTTAATGCTTGGACAGGTGAACCCGAATCCATCAAAGTTTATAAAAATGAAGATGGCCTGTATTATACATATAATATGTTTAACATGCCGTATGAAATTACAAGGCAAGCAGACGGTACTTATGTAGACACTCTGAAGCTACCAGTTGATGCAAATGGTAACATACTTACTACAGAACAAATCGAGGGGGGAACTGCGGCCGCTTTTGAATCAGGATATGCTTACAGTAAAGCACAATCTGATGCTCTGGGTTCTAACGACACTACCTCAGAATTAAATGCTTTAGAGAAAGCTAATGACGGCACTAAACCTGACGAATCTTCATCTGCCGACGATGGTACTGCTACAGACCAAACTGCCGTAGAAGCACTACTGGCATGGTCTAAGGCGGCAGGTTTAGATGTACAGGAAACAGACTTAGAGGCTATGGTTGCAGACCCTGCAGCATGGGCAGAGAGCCGTAACCTTAAATTAGAAGACTTAATTCCAACGCTTAATGCAGATGCCGAAGGCACAACGCTAGACCCTAATGATCCGAATTATAGTATCGGCGCGGTGGACGGGGCTAATATAGATGTCACCACTATAGCAGACAACTCAGTCAGTACAATTTCTGGAGTAACCGCCGCCGATCCTGTCACCTACACGGCTAGTCTAAACAGTGACAAGCTAGATGATAGCTTCAACGTGAATGCAGTAACTGGTGAAATAAACGAAAATAATCTAGTAGATGCCTCTACGATTGAGACAGACATAGAGGCCGCTGCATCAGGCACAAGTGCTGTAGGAAAGGCTATTAATGACTATGCCACTCAAGATTTCTCTACAATCATCGACACCTCTACTGTGTCAGGTAAAAATCTAGCCAAGGCTCTAGGCGAAGGCAATTATGTAGATCAGAAGGCCACCATTACAGGCCAGATGGAGATTATCTCCGCACAGTTTGTTAATGAACAAGGGCAGTCTGTTATACCTAAATGGGCGCAGAAGATTGCCCGAAGCGTAAGTCAAACTATTGCATTCGACGGTATTACTGGCTCCGCGCAGACCTCTGCAATGGCAACTGCCATCATGGAAGCAACTCTAGGCGTAGCTGAAAAAGAAGCCACCTTCTTCCAAACGCTTACGACTAAGAACCTAGATAACAGACAACAGTCTATCATTAACAAGGCTAACGTACTGGCTAAATTTGAAGTAGCTAACCTTGGCGCAAGACAGGCGGCTGCAGTACAAAATGCACAAGCCTTCTTAGAAATGGACTTAAAGAACCTGACTAACGAACAGCAAGCTGAAGTCATCAATAAGCAAGCTAAAACTCAGGCGTTGTTTGAAGACAGTAAGATTATTAACGCCCAGCGCCTGTTCACGGCTGAAACTGAAAATGAGTACAAGAAGTTTTATGATGAGCTTAATGTA